GATTGCCCGCTTGACGCCCGGCGCGATTGCCCTAGATAGGCCCGACCCCAAGGGGGCGATTAGCTCAGTTGGTAGAGCGTCTCGTTTACACGGTGAGTGTTGGAGGGGCGCTAGGGCGCAGGAAAGCTAGGCTTTCCGCTTTTTCTTTTTCGATTGGTCGGGACTATGTCGGGACTCGCTCGCTTCGAGCGCATTGCGGACGTCGTCGTCCAGGACGTGCGCATAGCGCAGCGTCGTTTCGATCCGGCGGTGCTTGAGGGCTTCCTTGGCGGCTGCGAGCGAGCCGGTGGCGCGCACGATGCGCGTGCCGCGCGTGTGGCGCAGATCATGGATGCGCAAATTGTCGACGCCGGCATCGGCCTTCGCCTGTTCGAAGGGCTTGCGCAGGGCCGTCGCGGTCAAGGGATAGCGCTTGCCGGCGCGGCGGTTTCCCCGACTTTTCTGGCAGACATAGGTGAAGACGAAGGGCTTGCCTTCATCGTCGTCGGCCTGGGGTTGGCGCGCGATGATCTCGACCAGGGCCGTGGTGAGCGGACGCACGACAAAGTCGCCGCCCTTGATCCGGGTGATGGCCTGTTTGCGAGGCAGGTTGACGTCAGCCCAGCACAGGCCGAGCACTTCACCCCGCCGCCATCCCGACTTGAGCAGGAATTCGACCGCGTCCGACACGTCGTTCCGCAGCGCAAGGAACAGCTTTTTCTCTTCGGTATCCTCGAGCTCGCGCGGGGGCTTGCGGGGCACCTTCAGGAAGAGGCGGCCCCATTTGGGCATCGTCCCGATGTCATAGTCGCTGTCATCGGCGTGGCGCCAGATCGCGCGGGCGTTTTCAATCTCACGATTGACGCTGGCATTGGCGCGGCCGTCGCGGCGCTTGGCGAAATAGACCTGGAGATCGCGCTGCGAGATTTCGGACAGGAGCTTGCCCGCCCCGAGCCCTTCGACCAGGGCCGCGATCATGTAACGCATGGTCCGCCAACTGGGCGCGCGCTCAACATGTTCCTGATAGAGACCGGCGGCCTCATTCACGGTGATGGCCTGGCGCTGCTGATCGGGAAGGGCGGCGCGATGGCGCACGCGGCGCTCGAATTCTTCCGCCAGGCGCTTGGTGGTGCAGCCCGTCGAGCCGTAGTGGCGCCGGCCCCGGAACTGAAAATCATAGAGATAGTGGGGCTTGCCCTTGGGCTTGTAGACAGTCACGCATTCACCGGCCGGGATTGCGCTCCGTAAAGGGGATGATGACACGTTCGCCGGCGCGGCGCTGCACGGATGTCCTGCGAGTAGGCGGGGCTGGAGCGCATGCGGGTGTCACCTGCCGGAGTTGCTCGACATATGATTCGAGGTCCGCGACAGTGTAGCGAACCGCCCGACCAATCAAGATATAGTGAAGCTGCCCCGCCTGACGGGCCTTGCGCAGGGTTTTCGCGCACACACGCATGCGCTTCCTTGCTTCCTCCTCCGTCAAGAGTATCGCGTGATCGCTCATGCCGCCCTCTTTTGCTGGACAGTCGCGCGGAGCTGGCGGTGAAAGGCGAGATAATCGCCAATTCCATGGAAGAGACCGGGCCAGCCCGCCTGTTCGGAACGATACCAGTCGCGCAATTCCTCGATCCGCCCGCGCCGATGGTGAAGGTCCAATATGGTTTCAACCGCGTCGCCATGGCGATCGCGCAGGCGGGCGATGTCGGCCCCCTCGACACAGTCGCGGCGCACCGCTTCGGCCGATCCCCTGATCTCCTTCGCCAAAGCGGCATTATGGCGCTGGATCGCTTCAGTGAGCGCGGCGATCTTGTCGCCGATCGACGCGGCATCATCCTTTGCCCCTTCACCAGTAAGGGCGAAGCGCCAGTCGGCGACGATCGCCTGCCATGTTCGGATTTCGGACGCCGCAGCCTTTTCCTCAAGGCGGCCAGATGCGACCAGCGCGGGATATTGGCGCTGGCGGCGATCGAGCGCGGCTTGTGCTTCTGAAAGCAGCGGCATGAAGCGGGCGCAGATATTTGCGGCAGGATCCATCAGCCCAGTTCCTCGATCGCTGCCCGGATCCTTGCGACGGCGGTTTTGAAATGTGCGGCATCGCGCTCAATACCGACGAAGCGCTTGCCGGCGCGTATGGCGGCGACGCCGGTTGAGCCGGTGCCCATGAACGGGTCGCAAATCCTGTTACCCGCGACGTTTCGGATAATCTTTGCCATAAGCTCATCGGGCTTCGTAGTCGGATGATCGAAGCGTGCCGCGCCGCGAGGGCTGGTTATCCGGCTGACCCGCAGTTTGTCATTCGCTTGCCCCTGCGGATGAAAGCCCCGATTCCAGGCGTGGACATAGAATTCCACGTCAGGCCGGTAATGTTTGTTGGCGACCGGTTGCGGGTTCGTTTTTTGCCAAACGCATAGCGCGTGGCGATAGAAGCCCTGGACCCGCGCGAGCAGCTGGGCCAGCTGGTCATTATGGGCAAAGACGATCGCGGATCCGCACCGGGCCGGATCGATGATGTCCATGTCGAAACCGCGATGCAGATCGTTGGCGATCAGGCGGTCGAAGTTCGGTCGCCGCTTGCGATAGTGGCCCGCGCCGGTGGCACGAATGAGATAGGGCGGATCCATGACGTCGGCATCCATGAAGCCCAAGCCGGGGCGGATGGCATAGGCGTCGCCGCAATAGAGCGTCGCCAGAGGTGCTTCGATCGCTCCAATGGTGACGGCTGTGATGTCATTTTCAGACGCGGCCGCGTCAAACCCAATGAGCGTGGGCTGATAGGGGTGTAAGCTAGTCATGGGCTGGGCCGTTTCACTTTTCTAAGAGGAGGCCGCCGCTGACTCCGCCCAGGGTGGCGTCGATCGTCGGGCGGGTGGGTTTGAAGGTGGGGACCAGGCGCGCGCCGGCGGCGATCATCGCGAGCTGTTCCTCGAGCGAGCGGGCGCGGCGGCGGGTGGCGCGCGCCGGGGCGGCATCGTTGGTCGGGGCGCTATCCATCAGGCGTCCCCCCTTTCGCCGTGCCAATGGTATCGAGATGGCGGCGTGGCGTTCACGCGGTGGCGGGCGAGCATCTGGAGGGCGCCGTCATTGTCGTCGAGCGATTGGGCGAGATCGAGCGCGCGGCGGGGGCTGTAGCCCTGGAGCGTCAGCGCGCGGCAGAATTCGTCGCGGTCAGCCTGGAGGACGGGGACGGGGCGCGCGGCGCTGGCGAATTCGAGCAATTCAAATTGGGTCATGACCGGCCTTTCCGCGCATGGAGGGCGGCGCGCAGTTCGAGATTGTCGCGCTGGAGCCGCTGGAGCGTGGTGCGGTAGGCGGTGTTGCTGCGGATCAGGGCGCGGACGTCTTCGGCGCGGCCGAGTTCGCCCAGCCCGGCGAGATGGTCGGCCGCCTGTCTTGCGAGATTTACGGTGCGAACGGCACGTTCCGTCATGGGAGCAACCTTTCGATCAGGGCATCTGCCGCGAGGCAGAGCCAGTGGAGCAGGGGGAAGGCGAAGAGCCACAGGGCCGCGAGACCGACGCAGCCGGCAAAGCGGGCGGCGGGATGGGCCATGCAGGCGCGCAGATCGACGCCGGGCATGTCAGGACAGCGGTCGCGTGGGGCGGGTGCGCCGGTAAAGGGGGCTGCGCGTCCGACCGACGCCCGCATAGCCGTCCTTGTGCCAGCCCAGATCCTGCATGATGCGGACAAGATGGCTGTTGTCGCTGTAGCGGGGGATGCAGTCATGGGTGGCGGCGGTGGCGAGGGCGATGCCCAGATCGCGAAGCGCGACGGCATCGACGTTCCGAAGCAAGGCGGCGGCGTAGAGCGCGATGCGCGCGGTGGCGCGTTCCGTCCGGGTGATGACAGCCGGTTTGGGCGGCGTGGTGGACGGGCGAAGCGGGGTGACATTCATGTGCTGGATCCTTTCGGCAAGATCAGTCCTGTTCGCCCAGCAGGCGCTGGTGATTGGCGAATGCCTGTTGCGCGGTGACGGGCGGGAAGCCCCGGCCCAGGCGATTGGCGCGGGCAGACAGGCGGCGGCTTTCGGAAGCGAGATTGTCGGCCAGGAGCCGGCCCCCTTCCTTTTGCAGGGCGCGCCAGGCGGGGCGGTCGCCAGACCGGTAGGCGGCGATCAGCGCCAGCGTCAGGCGGCGCGGCAGGACGGCAAAGCAGCGGGCGCAGACGCGCTGCCAGCGGAAACGGTTGCGGGTGCAGCCGGTGACGTCGCAGCGATGCTTAGCCATGATGCCGCCCCTTCGTGCCGGTGCAATCGGGGCAGATCGCGCCGCCGGCGACGGCCTTCCATGTTTCGGGCAAGGTGCCATCGGGCGAGTGATTTTCGACCTGGCAGCGGGCGCAGATGACGGTGCGGGTATGCGGCATTGTGAGCGGCGCGCGCTGATCGCGCGCCGCAATGCGGTGCTTGGTCACAGGACATTCTCCGGGTTTTGAGGGTTTTCGAAGACCCAGCAGCGCACCACCTGCCCTGCGGGGTTGTTCACATTTTCGCTGGCGCCCAGGAATTTGCGGGACTTGGATCCGCGCAGCAGCTTCTTGAGCTTGTCGATGTCAGGCGGGATGATGCCCGCATTGCGGCAGCGGGATTCGAATTCGACCAGGCGAATGGCGATCTTGCCGGGATCGCGATGCTGATTGATGGATTTGCCTTCGTCGTGATCGGTCAGCTTTTCGCGATCGAGCAGGAATTCCACCTGTTCCCAGAAGCGCGCGACCAAGGGATGGTCGCCGCCGCAGGATTGCTGGCGGTCCAGCGCCATGCCGTCGACCAGCTGCAAGGTTTCGGCGATCCATTCGGGACGGATGGACGGGAAGAGGTGCGGCAGCGCCTCGACAGCGGCGGCGAGCTGCGAATGCGTCTTGATCGGGCGGCTGTTGACCAGGCCGGGCACGCGGCGCGGCATGTCACGATCATGGGCGGCGAAGCGGTCGAAGAAGAAGGGGAGGAATTTGGCTTCGTTGCGGACGACATGGACGACGGTGCCCGACACTTCCTCCATCGGCCAGGTTTCGAGGCGAATGGCGGCGTCCTTGGTCGCTTCGGACCAGCGCGCCTTGTCGATCGCCATCGACATGAGGCGTTCGAGCACGGCGGGGTGCGCGTCGATCCGCTCATTCTGCATGAGGTAGATCGCGCCCAGGAAAGGCGGTTCCGACGTTTCATAGCCGCCGGATTTCTGGCCCAGGCCGCGCGGGGAGCGACCGCCATAGAGGACCAGCAATTCGTTATAGTCGAACTGGCGCGTGCCGGTGCGCTTGTCATCGTCGCGGCCGCCCTCGATCAGGCCGACGGGCAGGTTCGCGACCTTGAGCAGGCTGCGCGCGATAAAGGCGGGTGTGCCCTTGTTGGGATCGAAGCCTTCGTAGCCGGACCGCCCCGCGAGCTTCCACATGAATTCGACCAGGGTGGATTTGCCCGAGCCCGGCGGCCCGGTCAGTTCCAGGAAACCAAGCGATTTATGTTTCTCGCGGATCTGGACCGCGAAAAAGCTCATGACGAAGAAAGCGAGCGTGATCAGCCCCTTGGGGCCGTAAGCGGTCCAGACGTCATCGACCCATGCAAAGGCGATGCGATCGGGATCATATTGGATATCGAGCAGGCGTTCGGCGCTGCGCAGCTTCACCGCCTGCTGGCCGAAATCGAAATAATTTTCGCTGTTTAGCTTTTCGATGCGGCCTTCCCGCACGGCGAAGTCGCCAAAAAGCCAGGCCCGATGCGGGGCCGAATAGCCAGTGAAGGGGATGGGCTCGACCACCTTGAGCTTGCGCGTCTGGTTGCGCATCAAGCGGTCCAGCTGTTCGCCCGAGCCGCTCCACATGCCAGCGAAGTCCATCAGCCGTTTCTTGAATTCGCCCGAGCTGGCGCAGGCAGCGGCGCTGAAACGCGCCTTTTCCGTGCCCTGATCCGGGAAGTCGATCTGGAAGAAATAATTGGTTTCGTCGGCAATCGCGTCGCGTTCGCGGTAGAGCATGCGGAAGGCGCAGTTGGCGATTTCCTCGACGATCAGTTCATGCTGTTCGTCCTTCCAGCTGCTGCGGCACCACCAGAGGCGATTGCCGTGGCGGAAGTCGAAGCTGGCCAGCGCCTTCTTGTCGAAGATGAGGCGCGCCTTTTCGCGCGGCTTTTTCGCCAGGGTGACGTCGCCGTTCCAGCAATAGTCGGCGATCATTTCGGGCGACAGGGGGGCCCTGTCCCGATCGCCCTTCCACTGTTGATGGCGCAGGAGGAGGTCGTTCCAGTCCAAGGTGGTGCCTTCGCCATCGGGGCGGACCTGGGCAGCGCTGGCGGGCCAGCCTTCGTCGGCCGCGCGGTCGACGAATTTGCGGGTCCATTTCACGCCGGCGGCACCGGGGTCGAAGGCGAAGACCAGTTCGGGCCTGGTCGGCCGCTTGATGGCGCGCAGGGCGTCGTTCAGCTGGGCGAGGAAATGTTCGGGCCAATAGTTGCAGGACATGGCCGACACCGCGAGCAGGCCCGCGCCCTGGAACAGCGCCTGGGCATTGAAGATCCCTTCGGTGATGAAGATGCGATCGGCCTGGGCGCAGTCCTGCATCGTGACATGCGGGGGCATCCAGACATGGCCGCCGGGCTTGCCGCCCTTCTTGAAATGCGCCTTTTTCCCAAAGCGACCGGGGCGGTCGATGATCCGTTCCCACCAGGTGTCGCCGATCGGGAAGCGCACGGTCGCGGCCGACTGGTTGGTTTCGGGATCGTGGTAGACTTCCTGGCTATAGGCGCCGCGCAGATATTGGAGGTCGAAGCCCCGTTCGTGCAGCAGATAAGCATCGGCGGCGGCGGTGGGGTTGACGTCGGTCGTGGGGAAGCGGCGCGACCAATCCTCAAACAAGTCGGGCAGGAGGTTGCGGACGCTGCCCTCATAGCCGCAGCGTTCCTCTCGCGAACAGCGGACGATCTTGGGGTTTTTGGCCGAACAATATAGTTCCCACTGTTTGCAGTCAGGGCATTGCCCTTCCTGCATCCATTCGCCCTTGGGCTTTCGGAAGCGGAAGCGGTCCTGCAGGGATTTGAGGATCTGGGCTTCTAGGTTCACCGGGGCGCGCCCCCCGTGACCAGGCGGAGGGTCGGCGCGGCGCGCGGGGCGCGGATGGGGTAAGGGCCGGTATAAGGGCGGGCGGGGCCACGCGCAGGATCCGCGCAGGCCCCGCAGAGACGGACGAAGCCACGGTCATTCTGGAAGGCGTCGAACAGGGTGCGATAGCGGCCGCCGCATCCGTCGCAGGCAGGCATATGGCGCAAGTCAGTAGGCAAAGCGTCCCCCTCGGCCGCAACACGGCCGTCAGTCAGTTCTGGTTTTCGGTGCAATTTCCGGCGGTCAGCCGGGGTCGAACATCGTCATCTGGTCCGGATCATCCGGTGCGTCGCGGGTGGGCGGCATGACATGCGGCACCTGGTCGCGCGGGCAGACGGGCAAATCCAGATCGGGCCGGTCGATCAGGCCGGGATTGTAGGAGTGGCGAAACACCAGTTCGAGACCGAAGGTGTGGGCGCAGCCGGTGTTGGTGCAGTGGGCGTCGATATGCTTCACCCGTTCGGTCACACGGACACTGCGGCGGATGAAACAGGGCGCATCGCATTTCGGGCAGGTAATGAGCGCATTATGCTTGGCACGCTCGCCGCCCGAGCTGGTGCGGAATTGCAGCGGCGCTTCGATCAGCGGCCGCGAGGGATGACGGTTCATGTTCATGGCTGATCCCCCTTTTCGCGGCGATCCAAGGCAGCGAGGCCGCTGGTCAGGATTTCTATTGCCTCCTCCACTTCCTTGCGGGTGCGGCGGACGGTGCGATGGTCGCTGCATGCGCTGGCGCTTATAAGGGCAGCGATGGCTTCGCCTGTTTCCTTGGCCGCTGCCGCAGCAAGGACTGACAAACACAGATCAGGCCCCTCGCGTGACGCCATGTCGATCCGCAGGGCGTGCAGGCGGTGAAACGGCGCATGATCGCCGCCGTGGTCGAGAAAGGCCCGATCAAGGCGTTCCGCGTCGATCATGCGAATTTCCGTTTCGCAATCGGGGTCCGACCAGAGCCGCACGGTGCGATCGGAGCGCACCCCGCAAATGGCCGCGCAACGATCCCAGCCAATCAGGGCGGCGACCTTTGTGAGAGTGTATTGATAGGTAAGAGGTTCGCGGATCTTGGTCACAGAGCGGCCCCCTTCGAAACTTGCTGACGTTTGAAGGAGACGGCGGCTTTCCGACTATCTAGCCCGCTATTGCGGGCTCCAACCCGCCGATCGGCCCCATGAAAGCGCACCGGGGCAGGTGGCATATCAACAGGGTAAATGTCGGGCCGCAGCCAGTGCCGGGAAACGCCAGAGGCCGCTTCAACGCGCAGGACATATTCGGGAGGAATACGCTTTGAGCTTTGGACCCATTTCCAAACCGCCGTTGGAGAGACGCCGCAAATTCGGGCCAGCTCCGACTGAGACCCGAGGCTGTCCAGCGCCAGCTGCAGCGCTTCATAGGGAGTGAATGTTTCAACCATGGTTGATGATTTAACTAAAGTTGATGGCGATCGCAACAAGAAAAGTTGCATCGCTCAATTTTACCAAGGTTGTAATGATCGCCCTATGTTCCGGCGCGATCGACTAGTGGCCCTGATGGCCGAAAAAGGCATGACGCAAAGCGAACTGGCACGCCGCGTTGGCGTGTCAGCCACGGCCATCTGGAAAATGATGAATGAGCCCGCGCAGGGATCGAAGCATACGCACAAGATTGCGCGCGAGCTGGAGACGTCGGCCGAATATCTGATGGGTGAAACCGATGACGGGTCGACGTCGCGGCAGCTGGTCGCGGCACCGGTAGGCGGGGAAGAACCCGACAGCGATATCGTCGAGATCGACAGTATCGACCTGAAATTCGGTATGGGTGCCAGCTTTCTCGACACCGATCATGTCGACGTGGAAAAGGTCAAGTTTTCGGCGAGCTGGATCCGGCAGTTCACCAATGCTTCGCCAGACATGCTGTGCACCACGAAGGGCATGGGCGATTCGATGATGCCGACGATCCATGACCAGGACATCGTCATCATCGACCGCTCGCAGACGCGGCCCGAAATGGGCGACATGATCTGGGCGGTGGTCTATTCGGGCTGGGGGATGATCAAGCGGCTGCGCGCATTGCCGGATGGTCGTATTCGCATCAGTTCCGACAATCAGCTGGTCCGCGACGAATATGCGGCCGACGGCGAGTTGTTTATCGTTGGTCGCGTGATCGCGGCGGTGAAGAGCCTTTGATGATCAGCGACCGGCTTCCCGCGATGTCGCTGCAGATCAAGGGGCTTGGCTTTCCCAATCGCGACGGTTCCGACCGTCGGTTCGAGGCGCTGTTGTGCCATCCAGGCGATCGGGTGGAGCTGCGGCCCGAGCCGAAGAACAAGCATGATGAACTGGCAATCGGGATATTTTCGGAGCGGGGCGCGCAGCTGGGCTATGTGTCGGCCGAGCGGTGCGGGCACATCGGGCAGCTGATCCGGCAAGGCCGCGAGGTGCAGGCGATCTTCCAAGGGCAGACGGACAGGGGGGCGTGGATCCGCGTCGCGTTCGATGGGGAAGCGCCTGCAGTGCCGGAAGAACGAGCAGAAGCGCCGCAACGGAGCGCGGCATCAGCGCAGTCGCCAGCACCTGACTTCTATCCGGATGAGGAATGGCCAGACGACTGATGGTCTGCATCATCATTGTCTAAAGGGGGCATTATGAAAAAAGGTATCATAGCTGTCATCGTGCTGATCTTTGCGGCCGGTTTGACATGGTATTTTGCTTCACCAAGTCTTGCGATGCATGGGCTAAAGGAAGCTGCGATCAACGGTGACAGGGAAGAGCTAAAGGAACGGGTCGACTTTCCTGCCGTCCGGGAATCACTCAAGAGCCAAGCCAAGGCCCATATGGTGATGGAGATGCAGAAGGAGCAAAGTGATAACCCCTTCGCGGCACTTGGCATGGCGATGGCTGGCGCAATCGTCGATCCTATGATTGATGGCATTGTCTCACCTAGCGGTATCAAGGCCATGGTGCAGCAGGGACGAATGGTCGCAGATCAGAAGGATACGGACCTCCAGCCCGATGCGAAGCCGGCTGAATGGAATATCGATCGGCGCAGCTTCGACAAATTTATCGCTACGCCGGAAGTCCAAAATGGCGATCGCGCCCCCTCTCTCGTTTTTGAGCGAGACGGATTGGGATGGAAGTTGGTCGACGTTGAAATTCCGGAAGGCGGACTGTCGGCTGCAGATAAGGCCCAATAGGGTCAGGCGCTTTCGAGCGCGATCCTTTGTCGAATTCCACCAGCACCGAAGGTCGTTTCGACGCTGTCGATCAACCAGGCGACGGCGTCGATCCGGCTGTTCCAGCCCGACAAGGTGAGCTTGCGCCCAGGCGTGATGCGGCAGTCGGCCAGCGCCAGGTCATATTCGAAGCGATAGCCGCCGCGCGCGCGCTTCTTCCTTTCCGCTTCGGCGGCCTGTCTGGCTTCGGCTTCGCTGGCGTAGACGCGTTTGAGGCGCTTGGGGTTGTCGCCGCCTGTCGAGTGCTTGCGGCGGCGGCCAGCGGCCTGGTCGTGCCATTGGGCCTCCACCCCGTCATTTTCGTCCCGCTGGGCGTGGGTGAAGCTCCAGCGCCAGCCATCCTGGCGCGTCAGGGTCATGGCCGGGATCGCAGTCCCCCTGGCGGTGGTTGCGCTTCCCACTGGCATGAAGATCAGGCGACGATCCTTCCAGGTCGCGACGGCATCAAAGCGACTGCCGAGATCCTTGACCAGCGCCATGTCGCTTTTGCCGTGCTGGTCGAGCGTGGCGATGATCTTGCCAGCGAGATCGGGGTGAACCTGGGCGGTGATCCCGTGGCGGCCCGCAATGTCGGTCAGGATGGCGCCCAGCGTCTTGTCGCGCCAAGTGCGGGTGCGGCGCTTGCGATAATCGCCCGACAGGTCGGCCGAACGGGCCCGGATCGTGATCTGATCGGGTGGGCCGGATGCCTCGACTTCGTCGACGGTATAGCGGCCCTTGTCGATCAGGCCGACACTGACGTCGTCGCCCTGTTCCCAGCCCAACGCCAGCGCGATGACCTTGCCGGGGTCGGGCATGGCCAGACGGCCATCGGCATTTTGCAGGGTGAGGCTCAGTTCGTCGGCTTCGCCGCCGGTCTTTTCCGTGAGGGTGAGCTCCACCAGGCGCGGGTTGACCTTGTCCATCAGGTCGACGCCGTCGAGGGTGATGCGCGCCTGCGCCTTGTTCGCGGTCATCCGTCGACCCGTCGCAAGTCCATGGTGAAATTCTGCCCACGCGGGAGGCCGCCGGCCATGATCCCGACATGTCCGGTGTCGATCGCCTCGATCCGGTAATGGCCAAGGACGCGACCAAGCCCGTCCATCAGGGGCCAATTGTCACCGGTGTTGGCCATTTCGATCAGGCGGCTGATCGCGCCATAGTCGCCGGCGACTTCGGGGACGATCAACGCGCCGATCGTGACGATGTCTTCGCCTGGGCCGGCGAACTGCGCGGCGGGACGAAGGCCGAAGCGGTCGCTTTCCTCGTGCCGCCAGGACATGCGGCGCTGCAAATCCTGATAGGGGATGGTGTCCATGCCGAAGATGAAGAGGCCGAGCGTCATCAGGTGAGCCGGGCTTATCAGGGGGAGGGATGCCATTAGTCGTCCTCATAGCCCCGGCGGCGTTCGCGCTCTTTGGCCTTGCGTATCGCTTCCATGACCCGTTCGGCGAGCGCTTCGGCATTTTCGCCGGGCAGCTGCTTAATGTGGAAATGATAGGTATCGCCCGAAGGGGGCGGCGGGCCACCTGCGCCGCCACGCGCTGAGGCGGTCGCGGGTGACAGCGCCAGCGACCCGGCGGCGGCGACCCCGACGGCGAGCCTTCGGGCCGCGTTGGCAGGGCCGCGTCGGTTGCCGTCGATACCCCGCTCCAGACCGCCCGCGACATGGCCGCCGAGCGCCATGAACAGGCGCGACGGGGATTTGATGCCGAGATAGGCCTTGAACTGCTGAACGCCATATTTGGCCATGCCGATCAGCTTCTGTGCCAGGGCGGCAGGGTTTATGGCCATCAGAAGCCCCTGCATCATCATCGAGCCAATGTTACGCATCCAGGCGGGCAGAGCGCCGAGCGACTGTTTCACCCAGGCGACGCCGGCACTGAACGCCGCCTTGATGCTATCCCAATGGGTATAGATGAGGTAGGCGGCCGCGCCGATCGCGACGACGACGGCGGTGATGACCAGCACGATCGGGTTGGCGAGCATCATGGCACCGGCGCGCAGGAAGCCCTGGCCAAGGAATAGCGCGGCCATGCGCAAAGCGCCCAGCACCGGCCCGGCCTTGCGCGCGATGGCGATGACGCTGCCAATGGGACCAAGGATCGTGCCCAGCGCAAATTGCGCCACGCCCAGCCCGATCTTGAGCGATATGAGGGCCGCCGCGCCTTTCATGATGCTGGCGGCCAGCACAGGGTTTGCCTGCGCCCAATCGCCGACATAGCTGGCGGCATTGCCGAGCATGCCGAGCACTTCGGTGCCGACAGGCAGGAGCGTGGTGCCCAGCACGATCGCTACACTGGAGGCGGTGCCGAGGAAGGCACGCCATTGCACGGTGGCATCGCGCGCAACCCGCTGATCGAAGGCGCGATCGGTGGTGCCCGACGCGTCCGCGATCTGGGCGCGCATCGACCGGAAATCATCCATGTTCTGGATCATGGAGCGCAGGGCGGATTGCGCCTGCATATCCTCGAACACATAGCCCAGCTTGCCCAGATCGCCGCCGGTGGCGCGGCTCGACAATTCGGCGATGGCTTCGAGCGGCGTCTTGCCCTGGGCATAGGCCTTTTTCAGGGCGGCAGGCAGGTCGATACCGAAGTTCTTTTCGAACGCCTTAACCGTCGCGGGCGCGTTGATCTTGCTCAGCAGGTTCTGGACGTTGTTAGCGGCGGCGTCGGCATCGCCAGCGCCCCGGCGTGCGATCTGCAAGGCAGCGGATAGATCCGCGACGGCGGGCACGCCCTTTTGCCCGAGCGCCTGCATCTGCGCCGTCAGGCCGGGGAACCAGCGCGCCATGTCCTTGACTTCGAACGCGCCGGCATTGCCGGCGGCGGCCATGACGTCGAGCGCCTTGCCGGTCTGGTCGATCGGCACCTTGAGGTTGTTGAGGTTGGCGTAGGCGGCGGCGGCACCGTCCGCGAGTTCGACCTTGAAGGCGGTGCCCAGGCGGCCGATCGGCGCAATCATCTGCACCGCCTTGCGCGGATCGAGGCCAAAGCCCGACAGCACGTCAACGCCCGCGCGCATGTCTTCAGGCATCTGGCGCGCGGCCTTTGCGGCGCGGGTGATGTTGGATGCCATGGCGTTGGTCGCTGCGTCGGTCAGTTCCGCCTTTTGCTGGATATCGACCATGCCGCTGGAAAATTCAGCGGCGGACTTCATCGCGAGAATGATGGGCGCGGCCAGGGCGGCCCCGCCGATGACATTGTCGCGGCCGCGATTCTTCAAATCTTCGCCACGGCGCTGCATGGCGGCGCGATCGGCATCGATCGCCGTCAGCCGCTGCTGGCGCTGCAGCTGGATATTGGTCTGCGCAAGTTGACGCTCGAGGTCGCGCTCGCGGTTGATGAGGTCGGTGACGTTGCCGGCACCGCGCGCGATTTCCCGCTGGACCGAGCGCAGGTCGCGCGACAGCCTGCGCGAGTCACCGGCGAGCGAACGGAGAGAGCGCGAGCCCCGGTTGCCCAGGCCAACGATGTTCTTGAGCGCACCGGACATGCGGTCGACGCCGATGAAGTTCACCAGCAGCGATAGCTTATTGTTCACCGGCTCCCTTCCTTCCCGCCCCACATGGCGTTCCAGCGCTCGGTCGCCCGCGCGCTCCATTCGATCAGTTCATCCAGCGCCAGGTCGCGCAATTCGGACAGGGGCCAGTGAAAGACGGCCGCGATATTGGCCATCAGGTCTTCGGCTGATGATCCGCGATGTAGAGTTCGATCGCCTTCTTCTCGGCCGCCGTCATAAAAAAACCCCGGATGACACCGCCGATTTCGGCCAGGTCTTCCGCGTCCAGGTTCTCGACTTCATCCCTGATCAGGATCGGATCGGAGATACGGGGAATGATCTCCATGGTGGCGGTGATGTCGCTGCTAAGGATATCGCGCAGGGAAAGACCGCGCAGCTCGCCGCTTTTCGGTTTGCGCAAAGTCAGCTGTTCGATGGTCGTTTCGCCCCGGCTGATGGGTTCGGCCAGGGTGACGGTGACAAAGCGGTTGGCGCGTTCGGCATTGCCGGTTGGGAGATCGGGCGGGTTCGTCATGCGGGGATCCTCTGTTGAGCGGGGCATGAGGGCCGATGGGGTTTATGGAGAGGAATCGCCCCCACCGGCCCGCCACCGGACGGCAGCCCCGCATTGGGCCGCCCGGCGGTTTGCAGGAATGTCAGCCGACAAGGATCGCCATGATTTCCGCATAGCGATCGACGCCATCGACGACGAAGACGCCCTGGACCATGTCGATTTCGATTTCCGTCCGCCCGTCGACGACGCGGCGATAGTAGGACAGCGCGGCGGTATATTTATGCTCGGTCGCGTCGCCGGGCTTGTCCTTGCCCATGTCGATTTCAGAAAAGCGGCCGCCGACATAGATTTCGACCGCCTGGGCCGGGGTGCCGTCGTCCGCGCGATAGGCGCCGACCAGGCGCAGGCGGACGCCTTCCACGCTGGTCGTGCCGAATTTGCGAATGAGCGCCTTTTCATGGCCGCCGAAGGTGACGGTCGCTTCCATCGGCTCGACACCCTTGTCGAGCTTGACCGCGCCGACCATGCCGCCGCCGCGCCATTCCTCCGTGGAGATGGCGAGCTTGGGCTGTTCGAATTCGGAGACGATGCCGAGATAGCTGACGCCATCGGCATAGGCATTGATGTTAACAAGGGTGCGAGGGAGGCCCATGGCGCTATCCTTTCAGGGGGAGGTCAGGCGAGCTGATCCGCGAAGCCTTCGTAATATTCAGCGGTATTGATCAGCTCGATGATCGGGTTTTCCAGCGGCGAGGCCGGGGTGTATTTGATGCTGATGGTCGGACGTCCGGCGGCGAGCTGGACCGATCCGTTCTTTGCCGGATCATAATAGGCCAGTGCGCCGATGATGCGCCCTTCGACCACGAGCTGGCGCAGCTGTGCGTTGACCGTTTCCAGCACATCCTTGATCAGGCCCACCGTCATGGGCTGGTCCATGAAAGGGCCGAGAGCGGTAACGATCATGTCCTGAAGCGCATGGCTGGTCCGCACCGCGCTTTCGAAGCTGAATTCGGGGTGGTCGTCCCCTGCGCAGGTGCGATTGCCCCAGAAGCGAAAGCCGTCGTTGCGGATCAGTGTGGTCACCGGGGCATCGTTCAACAGGCCCGCCGGCGTCGATGCATCCTGAAGATCAAAATGCACATCTTTGGTCAGCTTGGTGACGCCGCCAATGGTGACGTTGCTGATGGTCTTATGCCAACCCTGTTGTTCGTCGATCATGGCGCGAAGGCCGAGCGCGCGAGCGACGGCGTCACCGGCAAATTCTACCGACGTGTCCGGCCAGATGAGCATCAACTCGCGGTCGCCGAAATTATCGCGGTAAAGGATAGCCGCCGCGACATTGGCGCCGATCGCGGCGGCGTAGACCATCGCGCGCAGCTTCTTGGCCGCGACGATCATTTCCACCGTCACTTCCTGCGTATCCAGGCCCGGCGCGCCCAGGATACGCGGGCGCACGCCCAAAACGCTCTGGGCGGCAAGCAGGGCCTGGATACCAGTGTAGTTGTTACCGTCGGTCGCGCCGATGACATTGGCGTCGGTGGCCGCCTGGTCTTCCCCTTCCTCGACACGGACCACAACGACGATCGGGCTGCCCTGGTCGCCGATCGCTTCGAGCGCCGCACGGAGCGTGCCACCCGTGCCAGCATTGCCGGCGGCGGCATCGACGTCCGTCACCAGCACCGGCGTGTTGAGCGGGAAGGCCGCATCGAGCGCCTCCGTTGGCGCACCGACCGCAGCCGTTGCGGTCGCGATCAGGCCGATGACAGCCAGGCTTGATTGCCGGACGGTGCGGCCGCCGGTGGTGGTTTCGGTGATGGTAATGCCGTGCATGGCGGTTCCTTCAGGCAAGGGTGGCAGGAAGCGGAATGGCGAGTGTGGTCCGACTGGTCGGCGTGCCCAGATCGGTGCGGGTGCCAGAGACCGTGATGACCAGCGACCCCTGCGCGACCGCGCCGCTCAGCGAGACGCGATCGACTTTGATCCGCGGTTCCCAGCGACGGAGAGCCACAACTGTCGCCGCGCGGAGCAACATGGTTGTCGCCGCATTGATAGGCTGGTCGATCAGATCGAAGATCAGCGAGCCATAGTCGCGCAGCATCAATCGACTACCCAATGGAGTGCCGAGAATATCCGCGATCGACTGCACCAGATGGTCGGTGCCTTCGTTCGCCTTGCCGGTGGTGACCTGCATCCCGTTCATGACGGGATCGATGGCGCCTTCGGCGCCCTTATGACCAGTATGTGCCGGGGTAGAAGCCGGTTCTACCGGCTCAACGCCAGGGTCGCGCCAGCCCTTGAGCGATCAGATATTCGCCGGCGTCGCGACCCCGAACCGCAATGGTCGCCAGGGTACGCCCGTAGCGGTCCTTGCCCGAGCGCAGGATCTTGGCATGGCCTTTGGCAAGGAATGCGGCGAGCGCATCCCGGCTTTGCAGCGCAAGCGGATAGTCACACCATCCGTTGCGGCGGCGGTCATTGCATTTGGGGCTTCCCCGCATCTCCGGCGCATCGATATTCTCGATCCGGATCCGTTCGCCCTCGCAGGTGCGGATAGTATCGCCATCATGGACCGACCCAACGCAAAGGGTGGTAGCGGCGGCAAGAATGGCGAATATCGGCATGACGACGTGCCTAGCCCGCTTTCCCAGCCAGATCAAAGGCCATTACCACCGATCATTCAGGATTGCCCGTCTTTGCAGTTCCCGCCTGAACGCCACCATGTTTGTGGTTTTTCAAGCTGATGCCATCGGCCGTGACGTCCTCGCTGGCATCCAGGCGACCAGCCAGGGTCACGTCCCCCTCAATCCGGACGTCGGCCCGAATCGTCAGGCCGCCCGGTGCCTCGACCAGCGCCGTCGCGCCATCCGGCAGTATGGCCGTCAGGGCATGGCTTTCCGGGTCATAGCCGACTTTGGCGCCATCGGCATATTCGATCAGTTCCGCCAGGGTGGAGCCGGGCGGTGGGAACGCATCCTGCCAGATGCCGACCAGGGCAATCGCACCGGCAAGCTGGCCATCGGGTGCCAGGACGAGCACCTGTTCGCCTATGCTGGGTGGAGACCATATCCTTGTCGCGCCAGCACGCGGGGCGAGCCAGCGGATTGGGGGTGTTTCCGCGCCGGCATCGTCGTCATCAGGATCGCCATAGCGAACCGTGCACGTCGCGCCGTCCAAATCGACCGATGCGATGACCCCGATCCGGATCAGTTCCGACAGGTCGGCTGGGATGTCTTCCTGTTCCTTCACCGAATGGGACAGACCCGGTCGACCATCCGGATGGTCGCCTCCGCCGCCGTCCGGATGGTCGAAGCATTATCGCAGGACATGGCGGGCATGGACTGGCAGCCGGCGAGCATCAGCAAAGGGAGAAGTCGGATCATTCGCCGGTGCCTCCATTTTGCGTGCCCGTGAACAGGAATGCCATGACAAGGCCTATCAGCCCCTGAATCACGATTGCCTGTGCCAGGCTTTTGAACAAGTCGTTCTGGGCCAGCTCGGGGCGGACCAGAATCATCACCAGCACGAAGATCGTGAGCGCGAAAGAGCCGCCGCCGGCGACGATGCGGGCGGTTGCCATGTTGATGGGGGGCAGTTTCACCGCGCCATGTCCCCCGTCTTGTCCTTCAACCACTGCAGAAACTGAGCCACTGTCTTATTGCGAAGGATGGAGGGGTTCGCTCTGGTCGCCGCCGGGCCGGCAATCTGATCGGCCCTGGCGCCAAGATCCGCGCCGATGACGGCGGCGGCGGTGACAGGGCCGAAGAAGTGCGCCGCATATAGCGACGCCTTGTTGATGGGGATGCCCTTGCCCTGCAGATATGCGGCATTCTTCCTCGTGAAAGACTTGGCGCGGTCCGTCTGCTCATCGACCGATGGTTTCAATCCACCGAATGCTTGGCTCATGTCCCCGCCCCATGTCCCGGCCTCGGCAAGCCATGTCGAGCGGATGAACTGATAGAGGCCGGACGCGCTGGAGGTGGTCGCCTTGACGTAGGGCCGGTCTGCGCTTTCGATCCTGGATAGCATCGGCCAGTAGGAAGCGGGGATGCCGATCGCGGGGAGGGCTTGCGGCGGAGCGATACGGTCCAGCTTGGCCAACGTGTCGCGTCCAGCCCAGCCATCGATCGCGAGGCAATGGAGCGCCTGGAAGAAGCGCACGAATGCGTCGTCGTTGAGCGGTAGCGCGCGAACGGAAGCATCCCCCGGCGCGTTCTCCCTCGCTTTAGCGACCGTGAGTTGTCCAGCGATGCCATCCTGTTTCATGCCGAAGCGCGACTGGAACAGGACGACAAATGCGTTGTCGGAAATGATGCTCATCCGATATCTCCCAATTTTGCTTCCATGTCGGCAGGAACGTGCAAATGTAGTGGAAATGCATCGCCCAGGATCGCCCTGACCTGCTGCAGCTCCGGGCTGTAGGGATCAGAGCGATATTCTTTCGCTACCAGGATGTTCACCGCCACGGTTAGACGGGTTATCTTGTCTTCGAGTTGATCCACCCGGAGGTTAAGCGCCTGCACTTTCGCTGTTTCTTCCCCGTGCAACTTCGCCTCGCGTTCCTGTCGGCGTTCGTCTCGCTTGCCCCACCATTCGATCAGCCAGCGCGCACCCGCCCCCAGGCCGAACAGGCCGCCACCGCCAAGCAGCCATTGCGCGGTGGTGGGTTCGTCCGACATCACGAAGGTCCGGCGGCCTGGAAGCCGATAGTGTTTCTCATGCTTCCCTCCGGTGCATTGGCAGAGCAATCATGGGCATGACGCGACGTTGCGCGCGCGCGAAGAGCGGGAGGCGGTATGACCGGGTGCTACCGTGTGGCGCGGGGCGATCGAGCTTTACGCGACCTCCAACGCCTCCAGCCGCGCGTCAATCACCGCGATCAGGAACAGGGCGAGCTGGTCGGAGCGGATGCCATAGCGTTCGCCAGCAGGGCGCGCGGGCCGGATGATATCGCCGCTTTCGACGGTGCAGGTGCCGTTCGCAAGATCGATGGATGCGATCGTGCCAAGGCGAAGCACTTCGCCGGCCGCTGCCTCTGGGTCAATAAAACGCGCCATGGCGGCGACCATGGCGCGGAGACGCCGGGTGCGCGCCGGTCTGCATATGGAAAGGCCGCCTGTCCATATGCGGTGGCCCCCCCATGGTCGCGGCGACTGATGATGGGGAAAGGTCTGGTTATCGCGATCGCACCATTTGCGTTCGTTCGCCCCTCGACCTTCGTCGGTCGCTGTGCGAAATAGGAAAGGTCTAGGATTTTTGGATGCTTTGTCGGGGGAAGCGATTCATGGTTGCGCGTGCATTGCTGGATGATCTGATTTCTTCGCGCGGTGAGACCTATGCGCGCATATCACTGCTGATCGGTCGCAATCCCGCCTACATCCAGCAATTTATCAAAAGGGGCAGCCCACGCGCCTTGAGCGTCACCGACGAGGCGACGATAGCCGCCTATTTCGATCTGGCGCCGGATTTCCTGCGGCGGACCGGGCAAGGGCCGGTCGCCGAGAGCCGCCCCTGGCGAGAACGATCGGACCTGGGTCAGGCGGCGATTTTGCGAACGCGACAGGCCATGGAACTGTCCGACAAGATCGGCGCATCGATTGCGATCTGCTATCTTCAACTGGCGCTCGACCTTCTTGAAACCCAAGTGAATGCGAAATCCAGTTCCCCCTGCTAGCGCCCCCGCATTGAACTCGCTGCGACCGCAAGTCATGGAAAACGGAGATGGAAGCTTGCCCGAAAAAGCCGTGAAGCTTTCCGAACGTCAGCAGCAATGTCTGCGTCTTGTCGCCAGCGGCATGACATCGAAGGAAATTGCACATCGCATCGGCACGACGCCTGGCACGGTGGACAATCATATCCAGGCCGCCATCAAAATCACCGGCGCAGCGACGCGACGTGAAGCGGCCCGCGTTTTTCTGGAGGATGACCAAGAGGGGGTGCAACGATTGCATATGCAATCGGGAAACCTTGTTTCGCCGCCAGTTTCCGCCATTCTGGACGTATCGGAAGGCAAAGGATCGGAGCATCAGATCCGGCGCCAAGCCTTACCGATAAGGGTGGCGAAGTGGGCCAAGCACCATGTGGGAGGATCCAGGCATGACCTATCGAGAACACAGGTGTTGCTTGCCATCGTGCTGGCCGCGCTTGTGTCGGCGGGTCTGCTTGCCCTCATCATCGCCACCTTCTTCTGGCTGAACATATTATTCAGCTGATTTGTCGACCATTTAATAACGCGCGGGCCAAGCGCCGCGCGGAGGAGAGCGCTATGCCGACGGAAAAGAATGAACTTTTTTCATCCTCGGATCGAAAGATCGAACTTAGCCGAGAGGATTTTCATGCGCTGACGGGTCAGCTGTTCGGAGCCTATCACAAGTTGGACGATGCGCTGGCTCACACCCTCCAGATGGCGGGCGAGATGGTCCGCACGGCATCACAGTCGGGCCTGCAGCCTGAAAGCGGGCAGTTGCTGTTCGATGACATAACGTCGTGCCTGGATACCATGGTGGCGAGCCGCAAACAGCTGGTGAAAGCCCATCGCCGCGCCCATGTCATCCGTATGCGGACCACCCAGGCGTTCGAAGGGTGCCCGCCGCCATATGCCGCCGAACCTGATAATGTCATATCTTTGGCATCGGTCGGCTAAAGGTTCATCGCAAGAGCAGCGTGGCAGGTGATTGCACTGTTTTACTTCGCGGGGCTGATCGCGGTCAGCTGCTATGCCGTGTGCTATGGCGGGTTCGAAGGCCGGGCGATTTCCGCCATCATATCGGGACTATTCGGGCTGTCGGTCGTCGTGACAATGATGGCGCCAACCTATCAATTTTATGTTTTGATGGGCTTTGCCATCTCCTGCCTGTCCCTGGCGCTGAAATGCTGGGTCGCGATGGTCAGCTCTCGAAGGTGGCCGATCATCATAGCCGCCTTTCAGCTGAACATAGTTTGTGCGCAAATATCCATGTTCATCGCGCCCCAATTCAAGACGATGTTTCACTATGCCATGGTCACAATCTGGGCGGCGCCCACATTGTTGATATTGGCCCTTGGCGTCTACCTCGACCGTCAACATGACCTGCAATAAGACGATCGACTTTAGGATATCCGGGGACCGGATGCGGCTGGCTGAAAGTTGCAACGGCAATGGGGATTAAGAGGCTATGCCCCGTCGCTGCCATCCGATCACTATCCTTCGGGATAAATCCCGCTCCTCTCCCGTTCCCGGACTATCTGCAATGCGCCCGTTTTAAAGACTATCCGTCCAAGGTGGCCATGTGCCTGTGAGACGTGCATCATGGGTCGGTGAAGAAGCTCCTCCTGACCATTGAGGCGGTCGTGATCGTCGGCTGCATGATTGCGGGCATAGCCATAGGGCTGCTCAATCTTGCTCGATTGATAGGGTCCATGTTCCTGTGACACAGCAGCGCGGTCCTAGGCCGCCTCCAACGCCTCAAGCCGCGCGTCATTGACCGCGATCAGGAACAGGGCGAGCTGGTCTGAGCGGATGCCATAGCGTTCGCCAGCAGGGCGCGCGGGCCGGATGATATTGACCTCGCCGGTCGGTTCCTCGGCCAGATAGGGTTCCATCACTTCGACCTGGCGGTAGATGGGATCGCCTTCATCATCCACGCCGGTCGGTTCATAGACGGTGACCGGGCGTTCGCGCTCCACAAAAGCCATGACCGGCTCAGTCTCTTCGGCCTCCGCATCCCAGCTGTCGTGGCAGCACCAGCCATAGCGGCGCCAGTCCAGCCCTTCCTCTTCCATGATCGCGAAGACGCGCTGGGCGCGCGGACCGAAATGGATGCGGGCCGCATCCTCGCCCTTGACGGCGATGGAATCGAGCCACTGGAAATGGCCCAGCTCCTTCAGGATGCGGCGCCCCGCGCGCAGTTCGGCGTCGCTCATGGCGCCGATCCACTGTTTTTCCGTTTCGTCGCAGGTCTGGATCGAGCCCGTCGTCGCGTAGATCGTCGTCGCGCGATAGGCGGCCGTGCCGAAGCTGTAGCTGTTATCGACCATGTAGCGAGCGGTGGCGCCAAGCTGGATTTCGGCCGCCTGGACGAACAGCTTGAGGTCCGAACCGATCTGCACCGCATGACCGAAAGCCGTGCCGCTGGCACCTGTGGCCCGCGCGCCCAGACGCACCACTTCACCCGGCGTGCCGCTGGTGTCCGCCGTTAGGAACCTGTCGCCGCCCAGCCAGACGTCGAGGCCGCTCCAGGCCGCGTCATTCTTGCTCGAATTGTAGACGTTGAAGATCTGGTTCGTGCCGTCATACTGCGCCGGCACCGAAAAGCGCACGGTTGCGCTGCCGACGCGCAGGGCGGGCTGGTTCTGCCCCTCATGATGCACCGCCCATTCGAATGATCCGCCATTGATGCCGGTTGCGCGCGCCCCCGTGGTCATCACCTTGCCGGGCAATCCGCTTTCGTCCCCCGTGGTGAAGATATCGCCGCCCAGCCACAGGTCATCACCGGACCATCCGGCGTCGTTCGCGG